ATGTCATTTTTTGCTTTCCTTATTTTTTTATTGAATGTATATATCTTATCTCATAATTAAATTAGATTGTCAATAAATTATTTTATTTTTTTTTTAATTGACGGGATTATTTTTTTCTGTTAAACTCCGTTCACTATTTGGTTGGAGTTAAATATATATAAAAAAGAAAGTTAAAAACTATTTGACATAATATAATATGTACGATATAAACTAATTACTTTTTATAAACATATCTATTGGAGAAATACAAAATGCCAAGAGATCCAAACCAAATACATATTTCTAAAATGACTGGAAAGCTGGATAGTTTACGGGCCATCAATACAAATACAGTCACGAATGAATTTTGTATAACACAATACAACAGCGGTAAAGATAACGTAATTTGTACTAGATGTTACAGTCAAGAAATGCTGGGTTCCTATCGTAAAAATATGCAACCGGCACTACAAGATAACAGCAATCTTTTATCTAGTTCTATTTTATCTAGTGATAGGTTGCCTTTTTTATTAGATGCTTACCTAAGAATTGACGGACACGGCGAACTAATAAACGACAATCATTTAATTAATATTTATAACTTGGCCCTAAAAAATCCACATTGTAAAATAGCAATATGGACTAAGCGAATACCTATTGTTAGATCAGTTGCCAAGAAAATGAAAACCCCAGATAATATTATTTTAGTTTATTCCAATCCGATTATTAATAAAGTTAAGTATGAAAAAGATATTCCAGAATTTTTTCATAAGGTATTTAATAATGTTTGGAGTGATCATAAAGTTGAAGAGCAGAATTGCACGGGCCAGCAGTGTAAAACGTGCATGATATGTTATAATTTTGAAACACCTAATATTATTATTGAAGCAGTCAAAAAGAATGGACGCACAAGAAAGGTAAAACACTAAATGACAAGAGAAGAAAAACTAAAAGAAATAGAGAGACAATGGCAATTAATACAAGCGTTCCCATTGCCCATAAAAAAACCCCCCAAGAAATTAATCAAGGGGGGTTGATAGTTTAAGTAAGTTTTATATTATTATAGATCCCTTCCGATATTACAGAATAACCATACAACCATTACAGCAAACGCTATTGCTAATATATGCCCATGCGACAATACTAGCTCGTGCATCGTTTCAATAATCATTTTCCTATCGCCTTCACTACAGTTTCTAGACTTGACTGACTACGCGATAAGCGCAATACCTCCCGCCTTAAATTCAGATTACTTTCTAAGGCGTCAAGCAGTTGCGCCTTGTAGGTTACACCGTTGCGATGCATTACATCCGCATCAATTTCTAGTTTATCTAGTAAATGAGCATTTCGCGTATTGCGTTCTATCTTAATCATTTTGTTTCCCCTATGAAAAAGTGAGGGGGCATATAAACCCCCCCCCATGTTAATGTTAAGAACTTGGCACGTATCGTTTTACAGGCCATGCATCTAAAACGAACTCTTCCACAGTCATACCACAGTTAATAGCATCTTGCCTTAAACTAGGGTTTGCATCGGCTATCTTAGAATAATGCGCTATCGTTTCATAATCCGTACTCTTAGTGATAAATGAAGAGTCTTGATCGTAGTAGTTGATATGAGGTGTAGTCATGGTTTGTTTCTCCTATAAAAAAGTGAGGGGGGCATATAAACCCCCCGTTAAAAATTACCAGTAGCCGTACTGGCCCTGCTTCTCAAAGTAAAACACGGGATCATGCACCCAGTGATCAAAGTAACCGATAAAATCGGACCAGTAATTAGCTAGTGTCTCATAGCCTTGCTCAAATGATTGGATGCACCCAGTTGTGAAGTGACCATCAAAGTAATAGCCTTCCTTCAAAACTACTTCGACAAGGAAATCAGTATCAGAATAATTCTGGATAAAAACTTCATCCACAATTTCCATTCGTTTCTTGCCCAGTATCTTGGCTACTTTGCTTTCTGTCATCATCGCTTTAACTCCCTTGCGATTGATTGAAGATATGCAAACCGTAATCTAGTTTTATCTATTAATCAAATAAAAAATAAAAAAAGTTTTCCAGTGCCGGTATATCGACCAGGGGGTTATGTTTTTTTTAAGCACTTTTTGACCGTTGCGCCAGAAAACCGACACTACACCACGTAAAACATAGGGCATAAATACACAATAACGCACAAAATAAGGCAATACATAGCCTACATTGCGTAAAATGCGCCATAATTACACGCAATAAAGGCATTTTTTAGCTTTAACGCATACGGGCAGGGGCCACCGCCCATCCTACGTACGTTATATATGGAGTGTGCAACGGATAGGTAAAATGAAGTGTCAACCACTTTGTCGCATATTATCATATACACACACGGCTCGTACACAAAACGTTGACATATCGCGGAATATTAAATATAGTAATAATACTTGCGGAGTAGTAGGTGTATATATTTACCCTCCCCTATTCGATAACGAATGTTATACCACATAAAGGGTCATCCGTCAAGTAAAAAAGGTAAGTTAATGCAAAAAAATAACTTGACAAATAAATCTAAATCCATACAACTATATTCAGACTCAGGTAACTATTTACTGGAAAGATTCTATCGCGTATTGGAGAGGGGGTTTTTAATTGACCCTTTATCCTTACCTACTAGCGACCAGTACTATATCTGGGTGGCGTTGCGGGAAATGTTTCCTTCTCGTAATTTGACGTTGGGCAAAGTATGTAGGCTATTGCGTGAAGAGGGATATACGGATAGTAAGGGCATACTTTCATCGGAAGAGGAAGAGGAAGAAGACCAGCCAACCTAGCTATGCGGATTCTTGCGAGGTTTGTTGTGGTCTAGGTTTGGACAGACGGTAGGGTACGGCAGGGTTGTTCGTAGTCCTTATTAGTGCGAATGCCCTGCCTTTTTATTTTTAGTTTAATTTATATAGGGAGAAAATAAAAATATGCCTACTCCATCAGCACAAGAATTAAGAAAACGTTTAAGAAATAAAGTAAGTAGAACTATAACTACACCTTCTTTGCCTCCTATGCCGAATTTTGGAAAAAAACTTGGGGGCCAAAATAAAAAGAGAAAAAACTCATCAGCTATGATGGATCTGGTAGACCCAGGCATAGATGATCCTTTTGGACAGAGGCGTTTATGGTGGGCGCAAAACAAACTGGATCGTTTAAAGAAAATGTCTGAGGAAACTAAAAACAGAGAGCTGCCCAAAGGCTGGTTTAAAGAATCTGCATTTCATAGATGGCATGACCCTCTTAAGATGGCAGAAAGGGCAGAAAATAGAAATGAGGCAATAAGGGCAGAGTTAGATGCAAATATACAGAATGTATCGGATAATCAAACAGTAGGAGGTACAATGCCTACGGATAGAAATCTTAATGTAGCGGAAGGACTTGTAAGTAATATGTTGGGCCGTAAGGTGCGGTTTGCAGATGTACCAAATACCAGTAGTAATGTTGATTTTACTGATGTTGATTTTGATTTTACAGAAAGATAAACAGGGTTTAGCAACATGACATACGAAGAAATAATGGACAAAATATTTAAGCTAGAAAAATTAAACAATAGCGGTAATTTAACTGCCTTACAAATGCAAAAAAATGAAAGAGAAATAAAAAGTTTAAAATCTAGGGCAAATAAAATAACCAGACGTTTAAACAACTTGGGTATGGGTTCAGAGTTAAATGACTATAAAAACATATTAAATAAAAACCCACCTGAAAAAAAACTTACTCAACAACAAATGAGTAATAGAATTAAAAATAGATTAGCACAAAATAGAAAACTTCTTAATAACTTAGATGGGCAACCTACGCCCTTAAAAAATAATAATAAAAAACCTGTCGAACTAGTTGATGAATCAGAAAGTAAAAAAGCAACACAAAAAAAATTTAATACTAAACCTATGCAATATGGTGGGCCGCAAGATCGTATGCCCTATGTAGAATTAGAAGAAGATGGAGATCAAAGTATAGTAGAAAAACTTGTAAGCAGTCTACTGGGCCGCGAAATAAGATTTGAAGATATACCAGATGACATTGACGATCCTGATTCTGACGTAGGCTACAAATCAGAGGGTCACTTTGCGTATCCAGCAGGTAGGCCCGACTTGCGTATGGGGGGCATGACTTCCAGACTAGGTGCAACCACTAAATTCAAGAAGCCACTTGGCATGAAGGGCGGTGGCAATATAACTAGAGCGCAAAGACAGCGCATTGCCCGAATAATGCAGGACTACAAACAAAAGAAAGCTAGAAAATCTAATGGCAAAAGAACTAACAGATAGACAGAGAACATTCCTAGACTGCCTGTTTGACGATGCCAACGGCAACATACGTACTGCTATGAAGATTGCAGGGTATAGCGAAAACACTAAAACCAGCACCGTATTACAGACACTACAGAACGAAATAATAGACAGGACGCAAATGTATCTAGCGTCTAATGGGCCTATGGCAGCGATGGCAATGACGGGCGTATTGACTGACCCAACCGCCTTGGGCAATCGGGATAGAATATCGGCAGCCCGTGAAATTTTAGATAGAACGGGCATAGTTAAAACGGAACGCATATCTGTACAGGCAGAGCCACAAAGCATGATAATGTTTGCACCAAAGGCAGAGCCGAAATACGAAGAAGAAGACGACGAAAAAGATAATGGAAGAAACACCCACTAAAAATACTTGGAGGTCAGTTGTAAGGAAGAGCCGACAGATACCGTTTGGGTATGAGGCTGATCCGAATGATAATACTATACTGTTGCCTATACAGGAGCAGTTAGATGCCCTACTTGAGGCCAAAGAATATTTGAAGACTTGCAGTTACAGGGAAGTTTCTAGGTGGCTATCTGCCAAGACGGGGAGAACCATAACGTATCAGGCACTACATAAACTAATAACTAAAGAGAGAGATAGACAGAATGCAGTCCAATCGTACAAACATTATGCCTCCAAAGCGAAAGAGTACGCCCAAAAAGAGAAAAGCATCCAAGAAAAAATCCTCTACGCTTCAGTTGAACAAAGAGGAGATAGAATCGACACCGAATGGGCAGACGAACTCCTCGCCTAGCGAAGAACAAAAAGAACAGATTAATACTAGTTATGTTACGTTAAACAAGGGGCCACAACAAGAGTTTATAGATGCACCAGAAAGAGAAGTACTGTACGGGGGTGCTGCTGGAGGAGGTAAAAGTTTTGCGCTATTAATAGACCCATTGAGGTACTGTAAACAGTCTGATCATAGCGCACTTATACTTAGGAGAACAAATGACGAACTTAGGGAACTTATTCACAAGTCTACGGAACTATATCCGAAGTTTTATCGTGGGGCCAAATGGTCTGAAAGAAAAAGTCAATGGACTTTTCCATCAGGTGCGAGAATTTGGCTCACGTACTTGGAACAGGATAAAGACGTACTTCGTTACCAAGGTCAAAGCTTTTCGTACGTGGGTTTTGACGAGCTTACGCAATATCCTACAGCGTTTCCTTGGGATTATCTCAGATCTCGATTAAGGTCAACAAACCCTGAGATAAAAGTATATATGAGAGCGACTACAAACCCAGGAGGGCCAGGACATTCTTGGGTTAAGAAGATGTTTATAGATCCATCAACCCCAAACAAATCGTTTTGGGCTAGAGATTCCGAAACAAAGGAGGTATTAAGATACCCGAAAGGTCACAGTAGAGCAGGGGAGCCATTGTTTCAAAGAAGGTTTATACCAGCCAGTTTAAAGGATAATCCATATCTTTACAATGAGGGTGACTACGAAACAATGCTACTGTCTCTGCCAGAGGTACAAAGAAAACAACTACTATACGGAAGTTGGGATATTGCAGAGGGCGCTGCATTTACAGAGTTTGATAGAAAGACCCACGTAATACAACCGTATGATATACCTAGTGGGTGGAGAAAATTTAGGGCCTGTGACTATGGGTACGGATCTTATTCTGCCGTATTATGGTTTGCGGTTACGCCAGATGATACATTAGTTGTATACAGAGAATTGTACGTAAGAAAAGTTTTGGCGGTAGAGTTGGCTAGAATTATATTGAATTTAGAAAACCAAGACGGTAAGATGGCGTATGGAGTTTTAGACTCTTCATGTTGGCACAAACGAGGCGATACAGGCCCTAGCCTTGCAGAGCAAATGATACTAGAAGGCTGTAGATTTAGGCCATCAGATAGAAGTAAAGGAAGTAGGGTAAGCGGTAAAAATGAGGTACACAGACTGTTGCGTGTAGATGAAGATACAGATATGCCTGGGATACAGATATTTAATACGTGTACAAATTTAATTGCACAGTTGCCTATTTTACCGTTAGACAAAAGAAACCCAGAGGATATAGATACACATTCAGAAGACCATTTATACGATGCATTAAGATATGGACTACAATCTAGACCAGTGCCTAGAAATATATTTGATTTAGATCCTTCAACATCAGCTATAGAAACTTTTAAACCTGCTGATGCAGTATTTGGATATTAAGAGAAGGTAAAACATGGCTGACGAAACAGAATTTTTAGACGATAGCACCAGTTCCTATTTAGAAGATGGTAACCAAGAAACTGAAGATGCTTCTGGTATAACTGATCATATAGAAAAATTATTTTCTAGGGCAGAAGATGCAAAATATCAGGAAGAGTCAAACTGGATACGTGCATATAAAAACTATAGGGGCGTATACTCTCCTGATGTACAGTTTACTGAAGCAGAAAAATCTCGCGTATTTATAAAAGTAACAAAGACAAAAGTATTAGCAGCGTACAGTCAATTAGTAGATGTATTACTTGCAAACAACGAGTTTCCTCTGTCTATTGAACCCACAATTTTACCAGAGGGCGTAGCAGAAACTGTAAATTTTGATCCTAATGAACCTAAAGATGTAGATTTAGGAGAAATGCCAAAAGATCTATACGGTTATGATGGTGATGGTAAAGTTTTACCTCCTGGTGCTACGGAATTAAGCGACCTGTCTGAAAAGCTAGGCCCACTAAAAGACGCACTGGAAAATGTAGACACACTTAATGAGGGGTTTGGCATAACTCAATCTTCTGTTAATTTTCATCCTGCAATGGTCGCTGCAAAAATGATGGAAAAACAGATAAAAGATCAGCTAGAAGAATCAGATGCCAGTATGCACCTTAGAAATACTGCATTTGAATGCGCTCTGTTTGGCACTGGTGTACTCAAAGGGCCGTTTGCTACAACCAAAGAGTATGCAAACTGGGATGATGATGGGCAATACGATCCAACAATTAAGACAGTTCCTAAAGTATCTCATGTGTCTTCTTGGAATTTTTATCCTGACCCTGATGCATCTAATATAGAAGAGTGCGACTACGTAATAGAGCGTCACAAACTTACCAAAACACAATTAAGAAATTTACGAACCAGACCATTTTTTAGAGAAGATTCTATTGCAGAGGCTATAGAAAAAGGCCAAAACTACAACATAAAATGGTGGGAATCCAGCTTACTTGATTCTCAGGATGAGGAAAGTTCCCGTGGGTACGACACACACAGATATGAAGCCCTAGAGTATTGGGGTGTAATGGACAGAGAACTTGTAGAAGAATCTGGCATAGATATACCAGAAGAATACAGCGAGGTAGACGAACTACAGGTAAACGTATGGATATGTAATGGCGAAGTGCTACGGTTTGTGGTCAATCCATTTCTACCAAAACGCATACCTTACTGTGCTGTTCCGTATGAATTAAATCCATATGCCTTCTTTGGTATTGGCGTTGGCGAAAACATGGATGATACACAGACCCTGATGAATGGGTTTATGCGTATGGCAGTGGATAATGCAGTTTTGTCTGGCAACTTGCTTATAGAGGTAGATGAAACTAATTTAACCCCAGGACAAGATCTTACAGTATACCCAGGAAAAGTATTTAGAAGACAAGGCGGTGCGCCTGGACAGGCTATATTTGGCACTAAGTTTCCTAACGTAAGTAACGAAAATATGCAGTTGTTTGATAAAGCCAGAGTGTTAGCTGATGAGTCAACAGGCATACCGTCATTTTCACACGGGCAAACTGGTGTTTCGGGAGTAGGTAGAACGGCAGCTGGTATCTCTATGTTGATGGGGGCAGCAGCAGGTTCTATAAAAACTGTTGTTAAAAACTTTGATGACTATATGCTACGCCCACTAGGTCAGGCTATGTTCGCGTTCAATATGCAGTTTAACTACAACAAAGACATAAAGGGTGACCTAGAAGTTAAAGCTAGAGGACTAGAAAGCCTGATGCAAAACGAGGTAAGGTCACAACGGCTTATGTCCTTCTTGCAAATAACGAGTAATCCTGTACTTGCACCGTTTGCTAAGTTCCCTTACATAATACGTGAGATAGCTAAGTCGATGATGCTAGATCCAAATAAAGTTACAAATACACCAGAGGAAATGTTGAGGCAAACATATTTGATGCAACAACAGCAAGGGCCACAACAACCGCCACAGGGCGAGATGGATATGACAGGGGCAGGTAATGCTAACATAGGTGTAGGTGGAGTACCAGTACCAGGAGAACCACAGTTTTCAGGTAATCCTCCACAAGCACCTCAACAGCAACAACAGATGCAGGAACCGCCACCTAATGCAGGATTACCCCCAGGATTACTACAATAATGGAGTACAAAAAACTACGGGATATAGTTACGCATCCCCGATATGAAGAATTGGAAAAGCACATAAGCTACATAAGAGAAAGGGCAGTTGCTAATCTTTCGTATGCAGATTCTCCCGTAGAAATACACAGGTATCAAGGCCAGATATCTATACTAGATCAATTACTAAAGTTAAAGGCCAATGTTATAAATGATGGGAAAAAACAATAAAATGGCTAAAGAACCACGCCGCAATTTAGAATCAGCCCTAGAGCGTCTTAGAAGAGAAGACAGACTAAGAAGATCTACAAAGGGATCTCCATTATATAATATAGCACAAACTTTAACAGAGTTAGATACGGAAAAAGAAAAAGTACCTCAAACTATTTCTTTAGAGGCTGCTCTTAAATCGACGTACATGGTTCCTACATCTATAGCCTTTGGACTACTCCACGGTCTAGGAAAGATAGGAGGAAACTTTGCATCATTTGTAGGTGCGTTGGATCAAGAATACGTAGATACTCTTAGCAAAAGTGTATCAGGTAAGTTCTTAAAATTTGCTAGTGAACAGGCCCCAGAGAAAGATGCAGGGGGCAGACGTTTAATGGAAACTATAGGAAAATTAGGAACAGCAGGTGGTGAAATGGTTAGTTATGCAGTTCCTGCAATAGGCTTTGCAAGAATATTTCAAGTAGCTTTAGGCTTTAGGCCCCTAGTAGCAACAGCAACAGCAGATGCGCTAGTTGGTTTTGGCGGTATGTCACCAGACGAAGAAAACTTTTTTAATTTTGTAGAAGATATATCTAAAGAAAATAACTTAGAGGCGTTAGAAACTTTAGGTAGAATACTCGCTACTAATCCTAACAATACAGAATTTGAAAACCGTGTTAATAACGGGATAGAAACATTAATAGCTTTAGGTCTTTCAGAGAGTGCAGTTAGAGGTATTATAAAATTAAATACCATGCGTAAGATGGCATTTGCAAAAGCTAAAGGTGAAGACACGGCAAATAAATATGAAGCCGTAAAAGAAAAGTTATCGCCAGAAATTAATAAAGAGCTAGATAAAGCTGTTGAGCCAAAACCAACAGACGAAGAGCCTTTAGGAACACCTGTAACAGAAGCAGAAAAACTTCCCGTAGATAAACAAACAGAATTAGCACTAAAAGCACCAGATATAGAGGAAAACTTATTAAAATCTATACAAGAAAATAAACCACCAGAAATAGAAGATCCATTTGATGACGAACTTTCTGAATTAGCAAAAGAACTGGGAGAGCAAGATAAATCAAATGTACCAGAATCTATTTTAAAAGCCGTTGATTCTGTTAAACCTATGACACCTGAAGAGTTTCTAGAAAAATATAAAACTAAACCAGAAGACGCACAAGACGCATTTCCATTTAAGGGTGTGCCATCTGCTAGTGACGAGATTGAGTTTTTAAAAGCAGTAAAAAATGCTAAAACTCCAGATAATTATAAAGATTTATTTAATGTGTTAGAAGAAGAAGAAAGTTTTGTTTTAAAAGGAAACCTATTAGCAAGTACTGAACAAATAGATAAAAAATTTGCATCTAACTACCTTACCTATTTACAAAACAAAAATATTGATAAATATATGGTAGAAGCAAACGAGATGGCAGACACTTTAAAAATAAATAAAACTACTTTAAACGACCATCCAATATTAGAAACTTCGAGTATGTCTCCTGACCCAGAATTTGAGAAAAAATTTCAGGATACGGCAACTGTCCTAGATGATTTGAAAAAAGCAAAAGATTCTGATATGGTTCAATTTGAAGAATTTGAAACGATAGGGCCAAAACCTGGTGGTTCAGCAGATGGTGCTAAAATAAAAGATAAAGCAACAGGTATAGAGTATATTGCTAAATATTATGATAATCCAGAGCAAGCTGCTCAAGAAGCTATAACTGCTAAAGCGTATCAAATAACAGGTACAAAAACCCCAGACGTTAAAGTAATACACGCAAATATAGATGGTAAAGGAAAAGTATTCATTCTATCAGAATTTATTGAGGACATAGAACCCTATAAAGTTGATTTTGTAGACCCAGAAGACATGGGAAGAATACACGTTGCCGCAGCCATTATGAAAGATTGGGATGCAATAGGTTTAGCTAAAGATAATGTAGCGTTTGGAAAAAAATTAGGAACTGGCAAAGCTCAGTTAATACAACTTGATGCTGGAGGGTCTGGTGCTTTTAGGGCTATGGGTGGATATAAACCTAACTCAACCTCTTTCTTTGATGTACCTTCTAATTCTATAGAAGATTGGTCTTCGTTAGTTAGTGAAAAAAATGAAGCAGCCCGTAGTGTGCTTATGGATGCATATAATAAAAACCCCATAGCATATATGCAAGGGGTTAAAAAAGCACTAGCACAATTCAGAATGAACCAAGAAGAATTGCTAGACACTGTAGAGAGGGCCACTAAAGCTGTTGGGATGAATGCTGATGACGCAGTTGATAACTTTATTAATACGTATGGTTCTAGATGGGGTAATATATCAAAAAGTTTACAAGACTCTATAGATGTACATGATGCCGTTGCAGTAAAACCTACTCCAATAAACGAAAAAGATCTGCAAGAACTTACCTTCTCTCCTTCTGGAGATGGCCCAAACAAAATAAATGAGCCACTACAAATATTACTTGCTAAATATAGAAGCACTCCTGAATATAAAGCACAGAAGCAGGGCTTTGATCCTACAGGCGGTTTTCAAAGATTTAGTCAAGGGGAACTGACGTTTCAACAACCTTATCCCAGTTTGATACAAGGCACTACTTTAACCCCTAGTGCTTATTACAAAGCAAAAGCAGCAGGAGCATCTAGCGAAGAAATACTAGGAAAAGAATTAAGTGAGGCGATTGAGCAAGGAGAAATTCCTTTTTCTCAAGAGATAGTAAAACAGAAAAAAAAGTGGGGAATTGGAAAAGAACAGACAGATGAAGAACTTTCCGCGCCAACAAATCTACCATTGGGTACTACCCCCCTACCTTCATACACTAGAAAGCAAGCAGTAGCTGTTGATAAAGTATTAAAGAAAAAGGGCGTAAAAGAAAAAGTAAAATTTATGCTAGACCCTTTTGGTAGTAATAACTGGACTTTTAAGCAACTACCTGATGGCGTTAATTATAAGAAAGTAGAGGGAGTATCACAATATAGTTCAGTAGGCCCCATATATGGTGGGGATATGAACCAAAATGCATTTGTGTATGATAAGCCCCTATATAACAATGCATATGTATTTGAAGATGGCGTAAGTTCCAGTAACTATATAATTACAGGTAAGAAAAAATTATATCAAGGAACAATGGCTGGAGCGACATCTGCACCACCTAAAGGTGCTATTCCTTTACAATTTTTAACTCTGGGTAAATCGCTAAGTATGCACGTTCCCCCTGTTGTAGAGGGTTTCGTACTTCCCCAAAATCCAAATATAAAAGAACTATTAGAAACATATATTAACGTAAAAGATTCTGTTATAAAATATACAAAAGGAGATGTTGATAATCAAAACATAGACGTAGTTCTTGGCTATGTAGATTTAATATTCAGTAACGCATACGGCAACACTGCTTTCAAGGCAGCCAAAGAATCATATAATCTTACTGCATCTTTGGCATTCAAACCTGATGGCAAAGCCTCTCTTATATTTAATAATTTATCTGAATATCAATTCGCAGAGGGCATAGAAAAAACAACCAGATTTAAAAAGTTTACATATGCTCCAAATACGCCACAAGGTAGGGCAGAATATCAAAAAGAATTTGGAAATAAATGGGCAAAGGAAGCAGCCTTTGATGACACTAATATATCATCATGGAAAGATACAGAAGCAAGTGGGGGCTACATATCACGATTTCTTCTTAGAATAAATGAACAGGCAAATGAAGTAGGAGATGTATTTTTAACAATTCCTGTAAATGATGAGATGAAAAATGTGTTTACTGCTCAAGGCAAGGCGAAAGATAAGGTAGTAAGGCAACCTTTTTCTCAGGCAACATTACCGCCCGTGTTAGCAAAACAAGTCGTAAAAGGGTCATCTAAAAAAATTAAAGATATATTTAAAGTAGGTAAGCCAAACGAGTATATAACCACTCTTAAAGCAATTACATTTGATCCAAAAGATCCTACAAAAATAAGTAAAGAACTTTCTGCAAAGTTTTCAACTTTAAATGATACTAATGTTTTAGCTTCATACATAGGGCCAGTAGCAACGATAACTAGTATTAATCAATTCATACCGAAAGACACTAAAGAAACAATAGAAATAGAGTCCGATGAAGTGGAGCAGGACGCAGAACTTGTACCGCTAGATCAGGGAGAGTCTATACGAGAAGAATTACCTCAAACAGAATTAGACACTACGCCCATAACTAGGGAAGCAACAGAAAAGTCTACGTCTTCTACACTAGAGGATGGTACAGTTGTATTACATCCTACTATATATAAAGACAAAAAAACAAATATACCACAAGAATTAAGTGGGCAGGATGCAATGATTGCAGCGATGGACTTTGAGGCAAGAAACCCTAATCTAGAGTTTCCACGATTTGATACTGTAGAGGAAGCAGACCAATACTCAAGAGATAGAAGTGAGGCAGGTGGTGCAAGTGAGATGCCCCTGTATTTAGACACAACAGAAGAAGAGCTAGACATAGACAGTCAAATGTCAGACTTAAATCTTGGAGAACAATCAAATGATGAACTACGACAAACCCTTTGAGGAGAACAAAGTGCCGTTTGGCTCTTTAGAAGAAGAAGTAGCTGACGATATACCTGTAATGCTATCAGAGGGTGAGTATGTAATACCTGCTGATGTTGTACGGTATTGGGGTATAAAACATCTAGAAGAGATGCATATGATGGCGAAATGTGGTCTTATGTCTATGCAACAAGATGGCAGACTGCATAAGGTAGATGAGGACGGTGAGCCTGTTGAAACAAAAGAGCAAGATAAGCCTCAATTAGAAATTGTAGAAGTAGACATACAGGCAATGCAAGATGATATGTCCGATCAAGAAGAAGATGATAAAGAAGACAATATGGACGAACAGATGGAATTGTTTGAGGATAATGTAATAGAAGTAGATTTTGATGGCAAAGATAAGGAAGAAATAGAAGAAGAAGATAATGTATTAAAAATGATGATGGGAGGGATGGGGGAACCCTCTGGCCCCAATGATGGAGTAGGAGGAGGAGTTGCAGGAGAAGATGATGAGACAGGACTTGGAGTAGCTACACCAGAAGAAATGCAAGAATTACAAGAAGGTTTAACAGAAATGCAAGAGGCAACTCAAAATATTGTGGGAATTGAAAAACCTATAGAGTATGCTGATCTTTACGACAGAGTGACTAAAGATTTTTCAAATGCAGAATTAGCTCAAGCTAGAACTTATGGGTTACTCAATAATGAAAAAGGTTTGCAAGCACTTGATGCAACCCCAGACAAGGTTGGATTTGTAGACGCGGTAGCAAACGCTAGACACGAACACGATCCTACATCAGCGCAGTTAGATCTTAACGAACTTACAGAAAAAGGTTTCCAAACAGAAAACCCTGGCGTTGTAGGATTTACAAATACGTTAGCTGGAATTTTAAGTGGCGTAAGTCCAGCTATTGCAGCAACATTGGCAATAGGTAATGTTATAAATGCAGCAACTGGAAAAGAAGGAATAGGTGGAAGTCCATTTGGATTGGATATATCAGGAGCAATAGGAGATCAACTATCTGGAATTGCACAAGATATAATTGATTTTTCTGAAACAGTTCCTGGTAATATAGAAGATACAGTAGATGCAGGTGTAGAGGCAGGAGAAGAGGTTGGAAGTGCAGATGAAGATTCAAGTAAAAAACAAAAAACATTTCCTGATCTTAAGGATCTAGTAAAGCAAACAATGCAAATAGAAGGTATTGATAAAGAAATTCCAATTAAGAATAGTTTAATGTCACCAACATCAACTACGTGACGTTAAACTTTACGGGCTACCCGATACCCCTTTCGCGGTGAAAGGCTACTTGAGGCCCCTGATGCTAGGAGAATACTAATGGCAATCGAAGAACAAATTGAAGATACGTCCAATATTAAAGGACACGTTGTAAATACCAAAAGAAAATACAAAAGAGACATAGACGAAGAGACAGAGTTAAAAGAACTAATAGCTCAACGAGATGCCCTGACGCAAGAACAGGAAGAGATAAAAGCAGATGAGGAAGAAAACGAAACCTTAGATGCTGAAGAACTTACGTTCAAGAAAAGATACGGTGATTTACGTAGGCACAATCAACGTGTACAGGACGATCATAAAAAACAGATAAAGAAGCTACAGTCTCAAATAAATGACTTAACTAAAAAATCTGTAAATCTGCCTAAGTCAGAAGCAGAGATTGCTACATGGTCTAAAAAATACCCAGATGTTGCAAAGATGATGGAGTCGATTGCAATTAAAAAGTCTGGAGAAATGTCAGACGATCTGCAAAAAGAAATGAAAGAGCTACAGGAAATGCGTAAGAATGTAGTTCGTGAAAAAGCAGAAACTGAGTTACACACCTTTCACCCTGACTACGATAATATACGTAAAGACCCTGCCTTTCATGAATGGGCATCAGTACAGCCGAAATGGGTACAGGATGCACTTTACGAAAATGACACAGATGCTTATGGTTGTGCAAAAGCAATCACGCTCTATAAGGCAGAAAGAAAGGCAACTAAAAAAACATCTACACCTACAAATGCAGCGGACAGCGTATCTGTAAAGGGTACTCCTAGAGCAGATACTGGTGCAAATAAAAGGGGTGGGTTTAAAGAATCTGATGTTCAAAAGATGTCAGGTAGAGAATATGACGCAAATGAAGAAGCAATTACGGCATCTATACGTAATGGAACCTTTATTTACGACATTTCTGGTGCAGCAATGTAAATAATTGTTGACAAAATAAATTAATTAAATATAACTATATATCACTTGCATGATATACCCCTGTCTAGAACAGCTACGTATATAAAAATGCAAAATCATATATTTTTATAATAGAAGAAGAAGTAGGTTGGCTACCATTTTACTAGTTGGCCCCTCTTAGTTACGAGGTCACCCACATATAGAAAATGCCCTGTACTTACGTGATATAAGCTATAACGGAGGAATCAATGGCTTTTAAGACAGCTGCTGGTTACGGAAACCTCCCGAATGGTAACTTTTCACCTGTAATTTACAGTAAAAAAGTTCAGTCGGCTTTTCGTAAAACTAGCGTCGTAGAAGATATCACCAACAGTGATTACTTTGGTGAAATCGCAAACTTCGGTGATACAGTTCGTATCATCAAAGAGCCTGAAATTACCGTTAAAGAGTATGCCCGTGGAACTCAAGTAACTCCACAGGATCTCGATGACGAAGATTTCACGCTCGTTGTAGACAAAGCAAACTACTTTGCTTTTAAAATTGACGACATCGAAGAAGCACATTCTCATGTGAACTTTGAGTCAATGGCAAGTGATCGTGCAGGTTATCGCCTAAAAGATCAATTTGACATGGATGTACTAGGATACTTGTCTGGTTTCCAACAAGCAACTATTAGTTCTGTTGCTGCTACTGCTGGAACTGCTGCTAGTAAATCTGGTACTGACCCAATCAGCACTGTTGCTGCTACAGGTCTACTAGCTTCTATGTTAGTCTCTCGCGCAAGTTTTGTGTCGGGTGGTGCTACTACTGACTCTATTGCAACTCATGCAGACGGATCTACTGGTGAAGCAACTCCTTTGGAAGTGCTAAACCGTATGGCTCGTTTACTTGATCAGCAAAACGTAGACCGTGATGGTCGATGGGTTGTTGTCGATCCTGTGTTTGCAGAACAGCTAAACGATGAAAACTCTAAACTATTAAGTAACGACTTTTCTTCAGGTAGCACGGACATTCTAAGAAATGGACGTATTATCTCTGGCATGGTTCGTGGTTTTAGAGTTTATATGTCTAACAATCTTCCATCTATAGGAACTGGCCCAGGTACAGTAGATACCAATGGTTCAAGCGCACACTATGGAGCGATTGTTGCAGGACATGACTCTGCCGTTGCCTCTGCTTCTCAGGTAGAGAAGGTAGAAACATATCGTGACAATGACAGCTTTGCTGACATCGTTCGTGGTATGCATTTATATGGTCGCAAGATTCTTCGTCCTGAAGCTCTTGTTCGCGCCCATTATAACATAGCTGGTTAAGGGAGATAAATCATGGCTACTTATGATATGACAAGCTCCTCTACTACAGGTGTAGGAGCCAGTACTATTGCAGCCCTTCCAGGGGTAAGCATGAACCATAGTATGTATAATGTTGAGGCATATCTTGATATTGATGACTTGGTTGCAAAAGGATATTCTGGTGCAGACGGTGATATCTTTCAACTTCTTGAAATTCCAGCAGGTACTCTTGTAATTAATGCTGGTGCAGAAGTAATGAAAGCGTTTACTTCAAGTTGCACTTTAGATATGGACTTTGCAGCAGGTGACGATATCGTTGATGGTGCTAATATTACATCAACTGGTTTCTGTGCAGCTGGTACAAACGGTCAAACCAACACTGTTGTAGGTTCTGCAGCTTCAACTTACACTCAATTTGTATCTACTACAGATACGATTGACTGTCTGATTGCTGGAGCAGCCCCTGCTACAGGTAGGTTGCGTGTATATGCTACACTCATTGATTGCAATGAATCTGGAGCAGAAGCTGCCGCTGCCGCAAGGGATGCATTAGCATAATAGATTTTGGGGTAGTTCATTAGTTTGGGCTACCCCTTTATCTTAATTTGGATATGATATGGCTACAACTTTTATTACATTAGTTAATGATACGTTGAGGCGGTTGAATGAAGTGGAGCTTACTTCCACAGATTTTGCAACCGCCACTGGCTTTAGGGCATTAGTAAAAGATGCAGTAAATGCGTCTTTACAAGAAATATCACAAAAAGAATTTGAGTTTCCGTTTAATCATAGTACAGGCACAATTACACTTGTAGCAGGTACAAATCAATATTCATTGGCTACAGATTTAAAAATAGCAGATTGGGATTCGTTTAGAATAAATTATGATGCAGACAATAACTATTCTGCCAGAGTGTTAAAACTATTAAACTATGACTCGTATAATAGAAGATACTTTGAAAGGGATGCAGAAGCAGGTACTGGAGACAGGGATCAGCCTATATATGTATACAGAACACTAGACACAAAAGTAGGATTTACCCCTGTACCTGATGCAGCCTACAGTGTAAGTTATGATTACTTTGCATATGCAACAGATTTATCTGCATCTACAGATACAATGAGTGTACCAGACGCATTCAAACACGTTGTATTAGATGGTGCGTTATATCACTGCTTTATCTTTAGGGACAATTCTCAACAGGCAGCAATAGCAAAGGCAAAGTTTGACGAAGGCATAGAAAGAATGCGTACTCTTCTTATAAATAGATTTGTAGATGTAAGAGATACTCGCGTTAATCGTCTACTGAATGTTCCACATGGTAACCCTTAATGGTAGATGCGCTAAGAGATGTTACCGTAAGCAGTCGTGGTGGTTTATATACTAATGAGGATGCACTTACACTAGCTACGTCTTTCCCTGGCGCTGCATTACGTATGTTAAATATGGAAATATCTCAGTTTGGTGGGTACAGAAGAATTAACGGTTATACATCATATGACTCTAGTTATGGGAGTGTAACAGGAGTAGGGTCTGTAATAGGGTTGTTTATATTAGAAGGTACACCTTACGCTATACGAAGAAATGATGGTGATTATACTGGATCTTTAGGAACTGATCCTTTTACTACCAGCAGTGGAAGCTCTACAATTACTGTAGCCCACACTAGTCACGGTTTAGCAGTAAGCGACAGAGTTATATTCTCAGGTTCAGATGCTGTAAACGGCATAACGCCAAACGATGTAGAAATGACTGTTGCATCTGTTGTTGATGCTAATAGTTATACAGTTGCATTTACGTCTAACGCCAGTGGTTCAGGCAGTGACGGGGGTAGCTCAGTAACATTTAAATACTTTGACGTATCGGCAGCAAAAACATTTACTTTAGGTGCAAACCCTATAACCACTACAGATGAAAGTGCTATCATAACTGTTGCTCACACTGCACATGGTTTGTCCGTAGGCAACTTCGTTACTTTATCGGGTATATCATCAGTTGGAGGTATAGCACCAAATAGTGTAGAGATGACTGTTGCAACAGTGCCAAATGCAAATCAGTATACTCTTACGTTTACTTCAGCTGCAACCAGCAGTGCAACAGGTGGCGGTAGTTCAGTAACAGCTAAATATAGCCAATACTACACAATATGGAAATATACTACAGGAGGTTGGACAAGAGTACATTCATTTAGATCATCAATAGGTGTGTCTAAAGTACGGCATTCATTTAACGACTTAGAAAGCGAAGTAAGCGTTGTATTAACAGATGGTGTGAATTTACCGTGTAAAATTACAGGGTCTACATTTACTACGCATACTGCAAACACAGATCCTAAAGACCCTGAAGGTGCAAAAGTATCTGCGTTGTTTTCTAATAGAGTATTTTATGCAGGTTTTCCAACAGGTGCAGGTGCAGGTGGGTCTAGTTATGTTTTATATACGACAGCTGGTGATGATGATGATTTTACTGGGTCTGCAAATGTATTGGACATGGGCTTTAGTGTCGTAGGTATTGCCCCGTTTAGAGATGCACTATTTGTATTTGGGGAAAGCGAAATTAAAAAAATAGTAGCAGATGCAACCACCACATTTGCTATACAAGACGTAACCAGTAATGTAGGATGTATTGCTACAGATAGTATAATGGAAATAGGTGGAGATGTTTTATTTCTAGCGTCTGATGGTATTCGGCCTATCCAAGGTACGGCAAGAATTGGTGACATAGAACTGCAAACTATTTCTAAACCTATACAACAATTACTGCAAGGTTTACCCAGTAGCCACGATCTAGATAATATGACATCTGTAGTTATAAGAAACAAATCTCAATTTAGGTATTTCTTTCCTTCTACTAGTACGGCAGCGTCAGATACAGCAGGTATAGTAGGGGGTCTACGGTTTGCAGATAGAAGAGTCGGATGGGAGTTTGGTGAATTATTAGGTATAAGAGCATTTGTAGCTACAAGCGGTTTAATAAATAAAGTAGAAACAGTGTTACACGGGGATGGCAATGGTGAAATATTTAAGCAGGAAAGTGGCAATACATTCAATACTGCTGATGTTACTGCTGTTTACGCATCGCCATTTCTATATTTCGACTCTACCGAAAAACGCAAAATATTTCAACATCTATCATTATTTACCCGACCAGAGGGGAGTTCTACAATTAATTTAGGTATATCGTATGATTGGGATGATCCAAATGTTCCAGATCCAAATACATACTCATTAACAACAGCAGGAGCATTAGCAAGGTATACTACTACAGGGGCAACATACGATTCTACTTTTAGCTTCGATGGATCATCTAGTCCCATACTGGAAACAAATATTCAAGGATCAGGTAGGGCAATTTCTTTAGTTATAACATCAACAGGAACCCAAGCACCCTACAGCATTAGTGGGTTTTCTATAACTTATCAGGATGCAGGATACAGATAATGGCAGGATATACTAGACAATCAACAGCACAGATAGTTAGTGGTGAGGTAGTTTCTGCTTCTCCTCTTAATGCAGAGTTTAACCAAGTACTAGCAGCATTCAACAATTCCACGGGTCACTCACATGACGGTACGGCAGCAGAAGGCCCACCCATAGATCGTATAGCAGATGCAGACCAGAAGAATGCTGTACTGATAGATACTACTAATAATCACATAGAATTTTATACGGAAGTTAGTTCTACTGCTACACAACAAGTTCGTATCCAAGATGGATCTATTCTGCCTATAACAGATAATGATATAGATTTAGGTGGTGCATCAAACGAATTTAAAGATCTTTATATAGATGGTACTGCACATATAGATACACTTGATATTGACGAAAATGCTACTATCGCTGGTACATTAGCTGTTACTGGTGCGCTTACTGGATCAAGTACAGTCCAGGGAACTACAATAACTGCCACAACTGCATTTGTTCCAGATGCTTCTGACGGTGCTGCATTAGGTACAACCTCCTTAGAATTTAGTGATCTTTATCTTGCAGATGAGGCTGTAATTAATTTAGGAGATGACCAAGATGTTACATTAACTCATG